AAGAATTAAGCGCTTCAACTGGCCAAGGTAAAATTAACAGTTTAATAAGCACGTATCAATATTATTTACAGATGATTAGAGACGTGACGGGATTAAATGAGGCTAGAGATGGTAGTTTGCCAGATCGTAACACGCTTGTAGGATTACAGAAGTTAGCCGCTAACGCATCTAATGTTGCTACAAGACATATTGTACAGTCTAGCTTATATTTAACTCTTAAACTAGCAGAAAATATTAGCTTAAAAGTAGCTGATGCTTTAGAGTTTCCATTAACAAAAGCATCGTTACAAAATTCTATATCAACTTATAATATTAAAACATTGTCTGAAGTTGTTAATTTAAATTTACATGACTTTGGTATTTTCTTAGAATTAGAACCAGATGAAGAAGAAAAACAACAGTTAGAGGCAAATATTCAAGTTGCTTTACAAGCTGGTAACATAGATGTAGAAGATGCTATTGATTTAAGAGGTATTAAAAATTTAAAATTAGCTAATCAAATGCTTAAAGTTAAACGTAAGCAAAAAGCTAAACAAGATCAAGCTAATCAACAAGCTAATATAGCTGCACAAAGCGAAGCACAAGCTGCTGCTGCGGAAAAAACAGCTATGGCTGAAGTACAAAAACAACAAGCTATATCAGGTGCTAATGTTGAATATGAAAAAGCAAAAAGCGAATTTGAAAAAGATCGTATGCAATTACAAGCTCAGTTGGATCAACAAAAAATGATGATGCAACATAAAAATGATATGGAGTTGAAAAAAGTAGAAGTAGAAGGTATGAGTGCTAAAGAAAAGCTTATTGAAGATCGTAAAGATAAAAGAAGCAAGATGGAAGCAACTCAGCAAAGTGAAATGATTTCTCAAAGACAAAATGATTCATTACCAATAAATTTTGAAAATGAAAATGTAGAGATGGATACAACTGATATGTTACCATCACTTTAATTATTAATTATTTAATTATATTATATTATGTCAGATAAACAAGCGGCCGTTGAGGTCAAGCAAGAAGGTGAATTCAAATTGAAGAAACCTAAAGTAAAACAATTATCTAAACAAAATAAAGAAGATAATGTTACAAAAGTTAGTTTAAAAGAACCTTTGGTAGAAGTAGAAAACAATGTAACAAAGGTTGAAATTAAAAAAGAAGACGATGCCATTCAAATCGGAGAAACAGAGGAGGTATCTGTGGAAGTTCCATCCGGAGATAGCACAGAGATGGGAGAACCTGTACAAGAGTCCAACGAGACTACTGAAGGGTTTTCTCCGATCAAAGAAGTTACAGAAGAAGAAGTAAAACAAGTTGAAGAAGAAGTAAAAGAAGCTAAACGAGATGAACAAGTATTAGGTAGACAATTACCTGAAAATGTAGAAAAACTTGTTAGCTTTATGGAAGAAACTGGTGGAACAGTTGAAGACTATGTAAGACTTAATGCTGATTATAGCAATGTCGATGAAACAACTTTATTAAAAGAATATTATAAAAAACATAAACCTCATTTAGATTCAGAAGATATAAATCTTATTTTAGAAGATTATCAATGGGACGAAGATATACATGAGGAAAAAGAAATACGAAAGAAAAAACTAGCATTTAAAGAAGAAGTTGCTAAAGCTAAAAACTATTTAGAAGAAGTTAAAGCAAAATACTATGACGAAATTAAGTTGCGTCCAGGTGTTACGCAAGAGCAACAAAAAGCTATGGATTTTTTTAATCGTTACAATAAACAGCAAGAACAGGCTGAACAACTACACGAGACATTTAAACAGCGTACTCAACAACTATTCAATGAAGATTTCAAAGGTTTTGATTTTGAAGTTGCTGGTAAGAGATACAAGTATAATATACAGAATCGTGAAAAAGTTGCAGAAAACCAATCAAACATTACCAATTTGGTAGGGAAGTTCCTAGATTCAGATGGCAATGTAGTAGACCCGACTGGTTATCATAAAGCAATGTATGCTGCTGAAAACGTAGATAAAATCGCTACGCACTTTTACGAGCAAGGCAAAGCCGATGCAGTTAAAGAAGTTGTAAATAAATCTAAAAATCTTTCTGATGTTAAAGCAAGAGAAGGAAATAAAGATATATTTGTAGGCGGATTTAAAGTAAAAGCGATTAGTGGTGCTGACTCTACAAAACTTAAAATTCAAAAACGAAAGTTTAACTAATTTAAAATTAAACAATTATGGGTACTTTACAACCACAATTCGGGAGTTTAATACCATCACAATCACAAGAATTATTAAACAGTAACTATTTACAGTTTACTAATAATGGTGGTGGTGCAGGTATTCCTGATAACTTCGCTGACTTTGCTCAGCAGTATTTACCAGAGGTCTACGAACAAGAAGTAGAGCGTTATGGAAACAGAACGTTATCTGGTTTTTTAAGAATGGTCGGTGCAGAAATGCCAATGACCTCAGATCAAGTAATCTGGTCTGAACAAAATAGATTACACATTGCATATGACAACGTAGTTATTGCTGCTCCAGGTGCTGCTCCAGGTGTTAATCCAACAAGATTAACAATGCCTGCAGGTACTGAAAACGTAATGAGCGTTAATGATACAGTTGTTGTATTAGATCCAGCTAATGGATTAGAAGCTAAAGGTATTGTTTTAGAGTCTAACGCTGCTGGTGCAGGTAATGACATTGTTATTCAGTGTTTTGATCCTGTAACTACTTTAGCTGCTCAAGGTTTTGCAGCTGCTGGATTAAAAGTGTTTGTTTATGGTTCTGCTTATACAAAAGGAACTACTACTACTGCTAATGGTGTTGGTAACTCAGCTGCTAGAGTTAGTGTAGAGCCTTCTTTTACTCAGTTTAACAACACGCCAATTATTATTAGAGATCAGTACGTTGTATCTGGTTCTGATATGGCGCAAATCGGTTGGGTTGAAATCGCGACTGAAGATGGAGCTTCTGGATACTTATGGTATTTAAAAGCTGAGTCTGAAACAAGATTAAGATTCGAGGATTATTTAGAAATGTCTGTAGTAGAAGGTAGAAGAAATGCAAACGCTGCGGGTGGTACTGCTCCGTATCAAACGAATCAGTTACCAAGTACGCAAGGTTTATTTGATGCTATCGAAGAAAGAGGAAATGTTGAAGTAGGATTTGCTGCTGCATCTGGAATTTCTGACTTTGATGCTATTCTACAAAACCTAGACACACAAGGTGCTATTGAAGAAAACATGCTTTTCTTACAAAGAGGTACTGCGTTAGATTTTGATGACATGCTTGCAGCTATTTCTGCTGGTGGTCAAGGTGGTGTTGCTTATGGATTATTTGAAAATTCAGAAGAAATGGCACTTAACTTAGGATTCTCTGGATTTAGAAGAGGTTCTTATGACTTTTACAAAACTGATTGGAAATACTTAAACGACGCTTCTACAAGAGGTGGTATCGTAGGTATCAATTCAATTGAAGGTGTATTAGTACCAGCTGGAACATCAACTGTGTATGATCAAATTTTAGGAACTAATATTCGTAGACCATTCCTTCACGTTAGATATAGAGCTTCTCAAGCTGACGATAGAAGAATGAAGTCTTGGATTACTGGTTCTGCTGGTGGTGCGTTTACTTCAACTCTTGATGCAATGGAGGTTAACTTCCTTTCAGAAAGATGTTTAGTAACACAAGCTGCTAATAACTTTGTATTATTCAAAGGTATTTAACATTTGTATAAGGTAAGGGCGCTTCGGCGCCCAATACCTTTAACTATTTAATTATATTATATTATGTCAAAAAAGAAAAAAGAAGAACAGGTTGAAGAAGTAGTAATTACTGCTCCAGAACCTGTAAAAGAAAAACCAGCTAAAAAAGATAGTTGGGAAATAAAAGATAGAATTTATTTTTTAACAGGTAATAAAAGTCCTATTAGTTTAACTATTCCTGGTAAACATACAAGAAAACACGCGTTGTTATATTTTGATAGTGAACAAGGAAAACAAAGGGAAATAAGATATGCAACTAATATGAGTAGTCCATTTGCTGATGAGCAAAACGGAGAAGTTACATTAGGTCATATAACTTTTAGAGATGGGAGACTTGATGTGCCAGCAAGCAATATTGCTTTACAAAAACTGTTAAGTTTATATCACCCTTTAAAAAATAAATTATACTATGAATACAAACCAGCTGTTATAGCTGAAGATGAAGTAGAAGAATTAGAATTAGAAATTGATGCATTAAACGCTGCAAGAACTATGGATATAGATCAAGCAGAAGCAATAATGAGAGTTGAGGTAGGAAGTAAAGTAAGTTCTATGGCTTCTAAAGAAATAAAAAGAGATTTATTAATATTTGCTAGAAATAATCCAAGATTATTTATAAACTTAGCAAATGATGAAAATGTAATATTAAGAAACATAGCTATTAGAGCTGTTGAAACAGGTATTATACACTTGTCTCAAGATCAAAGAACCTTTCATTGGTCAAGCAATAATAGAAAGTTAATGAATGTTCCATTTGATGAAAATCCTTATTCTGCATTTGCGGCTTTCTTAAAAACTGACGAAGGTGTAGAAATCTATAAATCTATAGATAAAAAACTAAATTAACAAGTGATAATAATATAGGGGTGACATTAGTCACCTCTGTATTATAATAAAAAAAATATAATGGCGGTAAATATAAATACAGTATATACAACAGTCTTGTTTATTTTAAACAAAGAACAAAGAGGTTATATTCCACCAGCTGAATTTAATAGTTTAGCGCAACAAGCTCAAATAGAAATATTTGAATCATACTTTCCTGATGGCAATCAATTTAATAGAGCCAATCAAAATAACACACAGAATGATACAGAGTTTTTTAATATGTATCAAGACAACTCTTACAAACTTTATCCCTTTGAGAAAAATGCTACTTTTACTGTTAATGATCCTTTGGAGCCAGATGCATTTTCTTTAATAGCTAATAGAAACTTATATAGAGTAGGTGAAATTACAGCTACTTATAATAAAACAGGTGCTAATATAAATTCTTTAGTAGATTTATTAAGCAAAAAAGAATATTTAATTACTGAAAGATCAAAACTTACAGCTGCCACAGAAAGTTATCCTATAGCTTATTTAACTAATAGAGCACCAACTCCTGCTGATGATCCTATTTTGATTGTTAAAATAAGTCCAATTCCTGATGCATTAAATATTAATTGTGTATTTTTACCTGAAACTCCTGTTTGGGGTTTTTCAACTGGAACACTAGGGCAATACGTTTATGATGTTGCTTCTTCAAAAAATTTTGAATTAGATATATCAGAACAAACAAATTTAATTATAACTATATTAAAATATGCTGGAGTAATAATAAAAGATCCTGAAGTAGTACAATTAGCAACTCAAGAGGCTGCTAAAGTTGAACAAAACGAAAAATCATAATGGCAAAATTAACAGAAACAAACGCACAGTATTATCAAGGCGCTCAAGGCTTTAGAGAAGATGGAGTTTTTAACGGTGAATATCCTACTACATTTGGTATAGATTTAGAGTTTTATTCATCAGATCCTACAGATGAAAACTATGCAAGAAATAATTTTAAAGTATATACTAGCGCCACAGGTATGCCAGGAACATATGTAGAATTAACTGGTGTTGGTGCTTTTACTGCTGCAAATAATGTTGTTATTTTTAATCCTGGGACACCAGCTCCTGGAACTTTTGTAGTTGTACAACTTAAAAAATTAGACGGTGGTAAGTATGGACAGAATATAAGTGAAAAAGCTTTTGGTGAAACAGTAGATAATAATTATGGTGGTTATGAATATATAAAATTAAACGATATTGTAAATAACTTTATGGTTGGTTACGTCGGCGATGGTAAAGTAATTCAAACATGTAAAAAATCTGATGTTGTTTTCTTTGCTAAAAGAAGTTTACAAGAATTTAGTTATGATACATTAAAATCTATAAAATCACAAGAGTTAACTATTCCAGATACATTATCTTTAATAATACCACAAGATTATGTTAACTATGTGAGTATGGCTTGGATAGATGAGTTAGGTGTAAAACATCCAATATATCCAGCAAATAATTTAACTACTGATCCTTATTACACACCTATTCAAGATGGAGAAGGAGTTCCTACTCAAGATAACTTTGGTGAAAATTTAGAAGGTACATCTATAACAGAAAAAAGATGGAAATCAGCAAACGATAGGTTAATTAATTCTGCTTGGTATGCAAACTTTGAATGGTTTGGTTATGCTAATCCAGATTTATGGAGTTTAAATGGTCCATGGAATTGGGGTAGATTATATGGTATTGATCCTAAAACATCAAACTTTAATGGTTGGTTTGGTATTGATGAAAGAAATGGTAGATTTACTTTTTCAAGTAATTTATTAGGCAAATTAATTGTATTAGAATATATATCTGATGGTTTAGCTTATGATTTAGATACTAAAGTTCCTAAAATGGCTGAAGAAGCTATGTATAAAAGTATATTATATAACATTGTTTCTGTTAGAGCAGGTCAATCTGAAGGTATAGTTCAAAGATATAAAAAAGATAGATACGCGGCTTTGCGTAACGCAAAAATAAGATTATCAAATATTAAACTTGATACATTTATTCAAGTAATGCGTGGTAAATCTAAATGGATAAAACACTAAAATTTAATGGCAAAAGTTGTTAACACCTTTGTTAAAGGTAAATTAAATAAAGACTTAGATGCTCGTTTAGTACCAAACGGAGAGTATAGAGATGCAAAAAATGTTCAAATTAGCAAATCTGAAGGACCTGATGTAGGTGAGTTAGAAAATGTTTTAGGAAATAAGATTACTTCATTAACTTGGTCTTCACCTACAAAATGTATTGGATGGGTTGTAGATGAAGCTAAAAGTTTTGCTTATTTATTTTTAACTGATAATGAAGGTGAAGATTATAATACTTCAGCCGAACATAGAATAGTTCAATATAATGTTAGTACAGATACATTTTTAGATTTAATTTTACCAGCTAGTAGTGCGTTTTTAAATTTTTCACAATTAAATCCAATATATGGTGTAAATATATTAGATGATTTATTATTTTGGACTGATAATCGTAATCAACCTAGAAAAATAAATATTACTAGAGCTGTTGCTGATGGTAGATATTATCTTACAGAAGATCAAATATCAGTTGCTAAATATAGTCCATATGAGCCTATACAACTTTGGCAACAAAGCACCCATCCCGACGCACTCCCTAATAGTTATGAAACTTCAATGAAAAATGTTACTGACTTGTTTTTACCAGGAGGTGGATCATGTCAGACAGATGGAGTATTTGATGGTGCTAGTCCAAATAATAAAATAAAAAACTTAAAAGGTAGATATAGTAGTGGTACCCAAATATATTATGTAAAATCTGATGGTACTATAGGCGATGCCAATGCTACTGTTGTAACTCTTAGCACTGTAGGATCTGTAACGGTTAATCCTGCTGGAGCTGCTCCACCAGCGAATACTTTTATAGCGACATTTCCAGTTATTTTTCCGCCTCAAGTAGGTATGGAAATAAATTCTATAAATGGAGTACCTGTTACACCTGCTTCAGCTATACCATCAGGAACTACTGTTGTTTCTTTTGGTACACCTCCTTTAACAGTTACTTTAAGTCAACCGCTTCAAGCCGCGTTAAACTCTGGTGATGTTATTATATTTTCAGGACCACGTAATCCTAACGAAATAGATACTTTACCACAACCAGCAGTAGCACCTTTACCTTTACCAGATAATACTACTTTAATATTTGGGACACCTAATCCATATTATAATCCTAATTTTAGTGGTGACCCTGCTTTTTTAGATGATAAATTTGTAAGATTTAGTTATAGGTTTAGATATGATGATAATGAGTATTCTATATTTGCTCCATTTACTCAATCAGCTTTTATACCAAAACAAGACGGATATTTTTTATATGAATCAGGAGGTTTTCCTAGTATTGTAAGAGATGATCAAGCTGATACTTATAGAAGTACTGTAGTAGAATTTATGGAAAATAAAGTAGAAGATATAAACTTAATAATTCCTTTACCTTTTCAAAAATTTACATTATCAAGTAATCTTAAATTAAAAGAAATAGATATTTTATATAAAGAATCTGATGGTTTAGCTGTAAGAGTAATAGATACAATACCAATAGCAGAAATTGCAAACTCTACTGGTAGAGCTCAAGTAGATGCTCCAGCACCAGCTGCAAGTACAACAATACCTTATGATAATCTTGTAGGAACTATTAATGTAGGCGATATTGTAACAGGCGCTTCAATAACAGATTCGCCTATTGTAGAAAGTTTTACTGATACAGAGATAACAGTAAGCACGCCTCAAACAATACCTTTAAATCAAACAATATACATAGGAGATCCTTACACTTACGTGTATAATTATGTTTCTAAAAAACCTATTAAAACATTACCTGAAGATGAATTAACAAGAGTTTTTGATAAAATACCTGTAAAAGCTTTAGCTCAAGAAGTTTCAGGAAATAGAGTTATATATGGTAATTATTTAAACAAACATACTCCACCAGAATTTATTGACTACAATGTTACTGTAGGTAATAAATCTGAATTTAGTATTGCTGATGGAACAGCTTTGGTAAGCGGTAATCAAACTGTTAGTGGAGCTGGTCCTTATGTATTAAATCTAGTAGGAGGTAGTTGGACCGGTGCTTCAGATATAGAAGTTGGAGATGATATTTTAGATTCTACTGGAATTTTTTTAGCTAAAGTTGAAACTGTACCAATACCTAACACACAAATAACATTAGATAGAGTTCCAGAAGGAGGAAGTTTTGCTGGATCTTTTACTTTTTTAAATCAACAAATTTTAACATTTACAGATCCTGGAACAGTAAATCAAAGAACAAGTAAAATAGAATATCCTAATTCTTCTTTAAAACAAAATAGAAACTATCAAGTGGGTATTGTATTATCTGATAGATTCGGTAGACAATCTTCAGTTATACTTTCTAGTAATAAAGATATAATTGAATCAGAAGGTTCAACTTTTATTGGAGACACTATTTATAGTAGTTATATTACAAATGGTGATGATAAACAAGCATTTCCTGGTGAATCTTTAAAAGTATTATTTAACAACCCGATCGGACCAACTGTTAATTCAAACTTTGCATGGCCAGGTATATATAATGGTGATGATACAAGCGATGATTACAACCCATTAGGTTGGTATTCTTATAAAATTGTAGTAAAACAAACAGAGCAAGATTATTATAATGTTTATTTACCAGGTATAATGTCTTCTTATCCAGAAGATCAAGAATTAGAAATAGATAGTTCTTCTCACATTGTATTAATAAACGACAATATAAATAAAGTTCCTAGGGATTTAAATGAAGTTGGTCCTGCTCAAAAACAGTTTAGAAGTTCGGTAAGACTTTTTGGTAGAGTTGAAAACACTGATACTCTAATTGATTACGATTTAATTTCTGGAACAGTAAGAACAAAATCACCTAATATTGGTAGAGCAAATCAACAATATTATCCAGGCAGAATAGCAGACACAGTTTCTACTATTTCTGATATGAGGGATTTATTTGAATATGATCCATTAAATCCTCCAAGACCTAATTATTTTCCTCAATTTTATCAATTTGATTCTAATCCTTTAATAGGTAGAGTTTCAACTATAAATAAAATAGGACAAAATTCAACAACTAATTATTCACCAGCTTCGGCTGTTGTTGATGGAGCATTTATATCTCCTAATTCACTAGTTGACGTAAACAATGTAGCTGGCACTATAACACCTGGTCAATTAGTTCAAGGTCCTAATATACCAGAAAACGTATACGTAGGATCAACTACTCCTCCTTTTCCTGCTACTCCAGTAACACAAGTAGGATTAATAAAACAAGATGGTGTAACAGCTTATGAAGCAACTCTTGATGAAGGTGATACTTTGACTTTTGTACCAGCTGAAAATATACCAGGAGCTTTTCCTTTAACTATACCTGGTATTCAATATTTATCTATTTACGAAACAGAACCTGTTATTTCTAATTTAGATATATATTGGGAAACATCTACAACTGGTTTAATAGAAGATTTAAATAACTTTATATTAAATGAAACATCTGGTGGTAGTGGTTTATTTCCATTAGCAGCGGGTAATTTTAAAGAGGACTTAGGTGCTGCACCTCAAAATGTTTTTGATAATGTTTTTAGGGTTGTAGATCAATTTGGAATAGCGTTAGATCCAGCAGATTTTACTACTATTGATGTATCTTTAGAATCAGTAGTAGATGGTGGTGGAAATAATGTAGATACATTTTTTGCTTTTCCTGCTAGTGATCAAGCTACTGGTTGGAATGTAAAGACTACGGCTACTTATTATAATACAG